CTGCTGGAAAATTGCCCGCTCAGGTCTACGGATTTGGGCGGGCTTTTTTCATGTCTAAAATTATGTCCAACAGGAACACAGGAACGCCCAAAAAAATGTGCTGGCATGCCTGCTTGTCGCAAAAAAACGGGGCGAGGCTTTGAGGGGGGCGGGGGGGAGACCCCGATGAAATCGGGTGTTCCTTATATGTATAGATATGGAGGGACGGTGCGGTGGTTTTATCGTTGCAGTGGTTCGGGGTGTAGTATTTTCATGGTTTTGGCTTGCCATGCCATGTTCCCAATTAGCCTCTATGGGAATCACTCTTCGGTGATTGCATGTGGCTAATTGGGCTATGCCCTGCCCTGTCTATATGTGCGAAATGTCCCACTATTGTTACACAACTGTAACATTGCAAACGGGACAAAAACAGTTTATTAATGGACACGGAGGACGACAATGGCACAAAACGGTGGCGGCAAAGGCTGGCAATGGGATGAAGAATCAGGCGAAAAAACAATGCCTAAGAAATGGAAGAATCTTTTAGATTGGCTTCTTCAGGGACCCGAAAGGGTTCCTAAACATCAAAAAGATTGGGCTGAGGAAAATGGTATACATGCGGATTCTATTCGTCGCATCAAGCGTGATCCTCGTTTTGCTAAAGAATGGGATCGTCGCGCTGCTGAATTAAACATTCATCCTGAGAGAACGCAGGGTGTAATTGATGCGTTACACGCTCAGGCTGTTGGTGGGTCTACTCAGGCTGCGTCTTTGTATTTGCAGTATATTGAGAAGTTCACTCCTCGTCGTAAGATTGTTGTTGAGGATAGGGATGCTGCTGCTATGTCTGACACTGAGTTGGCTGATGAGTTGGAAGCACAAATTCATCATCTAAGGGTTGTTGATGGGGACGGTTGATTATGAGGATGAAACGATTCTTGGGGAGCGCCCTGAATTGGTATATGATGGTGCCTTTTCATCTGAAGAATATGATGTTTTTTCCGATGACGAGGAACTCGTTTGCGGTTTGGAAAACCCTGAGACATGTGAATCATGCGAATGAAACCGCCTACCGTGACAGATTGGGTGATTCTGATGATGATGGGAATAGTTGGCGCTTCTACAGTGTATCTGGTGGGGGTATTGTCTCGGATTGTACACTCGTGGTTCCAGTAGATGAAAACGTGGATTGATCAGGACCTCTGTACGGGGGATGGTTTATGTGAAGAGATATGTCCTAGCATTTTTTATGGACATGATGATGGGCTTTTTTATGTTAAGGAAGCGGGTTCGGAAAGACCTAAGCAACCTACGCATGAGATGGCTCAAGCAGTTCAGGTTCCTGACGATTTGGTTGAGGCTGTTATTGAGGCTGCTGAGGAATGTCCAGGGGAGTGTATATTTGTGGAGGTTGAATGAATAAGACTGTTAAATTGATTACGGCTATTACTGGTTTGTTGGTGGCTGTGGGTACTCTTGTGGGTGCTATTACTGTGACTTTAGGAAAAGATGATAAGGGTACTGGAAGTTACTCGTACACTACGATAATCTTGGATTCACCAGAAAAATATGAAGAGTTCCTAATGAATCATCCATCTAATTAAATGAATTGTTGGCATTGTAACACTGAGTTGATCTGGGGTGGGGATCACGATCTTATAGATGATGAGTCTTATAAAATGGTAACTAATTTAAGTTGCCCAGAATGTGATGCCTACGTCGAAGTTTATGTGTAGTGTCTAGATTAACCGAGTTACAGCAAGAGGCTGAGTGGAGGCGTTGTGAAAGAGATGAGTCTTATTTCCTACATAAGTATTGGCATATCGCTCATCCTGCTCATGGTCGTATCCTATTTGATTTACGACGTGCGCAGTCAACCGCATTACAACACTGGGATAGACATCGTTATAGTCTCACGTTAAAAGCACGTCAGATAGGTTGGACTACTCTTGTTGCTGCACACCAGTTTTGGTTAGCGTTCTTTTTCTCTGATCAGAACATTATTGATCTGTCACGTACTGAACGTGAATCTGTTTTGTTGTTAAGAAAGTCTAAGTATGGGTTTCAGCATTTACCTGAGTGGATGTTGGAACGTGGTCCTAAGTCGCTGGTGGAACACCAGCAGAAAATGGGGTTTGATAATGGTTCGCAGATTACTTCGATGCCTTCAGCATCCGATCCTGCTAGAGGTGAGTCGGCTTCGTTGGTTGTGGTTGACGAATGGGCGTTCCTTCCAAATCCTGAGGAAGCGTGGGCTTCTATAGAACCTGTTGCTGATGTTGGTGGTCGCATCATTGGTTTGTCTACTGCTAATGGGTCTGGTAATTTCTTTCATCAACTTTGGGTAGGTTCTGAAACTGGTACTAACAGGTTTGAACCAATGTTTTTTCCTTGGTCTGCTACTGAGGACAGGGACGAGTCTTGGTATCAATCTAAAAAAGAGTCTATGTTGGCGTGGCAGTTGGCTCAGGAGTATCCGACTAGCCCTGAAGAAGCATTTATTAAGTCTGGTAACCCTGTATTTGATTTGGATATTTTGGAAGATATGGAAAAAAATATGGTTGAGGCAGGTCAAATGGGGTATTTGCGTGAACCTAGTCCAAAAGTTATAGAATTTAGGAAAGATGCTTACAGTTTGGCGTGAGCCTGAGTTAGAACATATTTATTGTTTAGGGGTTGATACTTCTGAGGGTTTAGTTCACGGCGACTATTCTTGTGTTCAAGTGTTGGATGTTCGCACTGGTGATCAAGTAGCAGCATGGCATGGTCACATCCCTCCTGATGAACTAGCACACGAGGTGTTTATGATGGGGTTATGGTATAACGCTGGGTTGTGTTGTGTCGAATCTAATAACCACGGTTTAACTACTATCACACAGTTGCGTCATTTGGGTTACCCTAATATTTTTCGTAAAAGGTCGTTGAATCAGGCCACTTCTAAGATTTCTCAAGAGTTTGGTTGGAAAACTACTAGAACCACTAAACCTTTGTTGATTGATGATCTTGGTATGGCTTTAAGAAACAACGAGTTGAAGATCCATGACAGGTTCACTTTGGCTGAGTTACGCACTTATGTGCGTAATGAGCGTGGAACTATGTCTGGTAGTCCACATGATGACCGTGTTATGGCTCTTGCGATGGCTAATCAGATGCGCCAATATGCGTTTATGCCTGAATTTACGCTGAAACAGGACGAATATTGGACTGTTAATTGGTTTAGAAATTTGCTTCCTTCGGTGGAAAAACCTGAAGAAGAGCAGATGCAAATAGGGCAAAACACTGTACGTGGGACACTTTAAATGTATCTTATAGAGACTTTAAGAACCTAGGAGGTTCAAATGGCAAGATTCGTTTCGCATACTAGTGCTAGTCAGAATGTTGATGGCAAAGGCACTACAGGCGGTAACAATGTAATGGAGCGTGGTGGCTCTGTTGTTGCTAACCCTATTTGGGAACCAGCACAACCTAATTCACCTCGTCAACGTTTTGATAGTCCGAAGTACGCTAATATGACTGGCGGCTACGGGGAACAAACAGTTCGTGACACTCCATTCAATCAGCATGGTACAACAGGTAATGTAGAACCTTCTGCACCACAACCCGATTTGGCTGGACATAACGCTGCACCACACACCAAACGTCCATAGACGTGGCTGTCCTCCCCCGCGAGGCGACATACGAAGATTTCTGCATGTATGTGCAGGATTTTCGTGGTCCAGTATCGGAAACGGAACTGGATGAATTATGGGAACGTCGTCAAAAACTACTTGGCATCAAATTCGTAACTGGAGCAGTCTCCCGCTCACTGTTACCGCCCGACGAGCAGCATTTGACTTTGAACGAAAGAGAAAACAAACTAATCGCCGAAGCCAAAGCGCAAGGGCGTAACATAGAGAAAGTCTAATGGCACGTAAAACAAGAGCGGAACAGCATGAAATAATCTTGCGTAAGTTGGATTCGGCTGCACGTTGGCGACAAGAAATGGGTTATGACTCTGTTTGGCAGAGAATGATCGATTTGTACAGAGGGAAGCATTGGCCGCGTGTCACTGCTACAGAAGATTTGGTGGCTGTTAATCTTGCCTTTAGCACCGTCAATGTTATCGCTCCGTCTGTTTCGGTCAACCACCCTAAAGTGGTTGTCACTCCTAATGATCCTGAGAATAGTGACAGGGCTGCTTTTGTTGAAGCAGTTATTAATCATGTTTGGCGACATCACGATTTTCGTAAGCCTTTCCGTCGTTCTGTTAAAGATTTTCTTATTTTTGGTCACGGCTGGTTAAAAGTTGGTTGGCAGTTTCTTGAACAGGAACGTACTCTCGGCGAGGAAGAACGAGAGGATATGATCAATGAAGCAAATCTAGAGGCTGATGCTTTTGCTATGGCTAACCCTGAACTTGCTGGTGATCTTCCTAGTGACGAAGAGATCGCTGCAAATATTACTAATACGGCGATGATGATTGTTGAAGATCAGCCGTTTGTAGAACGTATCTCTCCTTTTGATATGTTTGTTGATCCTGAAGCGACTTGTTTGGAGGATGCTAATTGGATCGCACAAAGAATTGTGCGTCCTTTAGAAGAGGCTAAAAAAGATAAACGATACAAGGCTTCTGCTCGTAAAAAATTAGATGCTGATAATATTCTTTACCCTTTGAATAGTCCTAGTAGCCGTCAACAGCAAGAAGAGTATTTGTATGATGAGGAACGTACTGTTGTTTTTGAATTTTATGACATTGTAAATAACACGATTTCTGTTTTGGCTCAGTCGGGTGATGAGTTTCTTGTAGATCCGACACCTATGCCTTATGCTTATGGTCAACCTTTTGTAATGTTACGAAATTATGACGTTCCTGACTATTTTTATCCAATGGGTGATTTGGAAGCAATTGAGTCTTTGCAACTTGAATTAGATAAGACTCGTACACAACTTGTGAATGCTCGTAAACGTTATGCAAGAAAGTATTTGTATCACGAACGTTCTTTTGGTCCTGAAGGTCGTGAAGCATTAGCGTCTGATCAGGATGGTCGTCTTGTTCCTGTAGTAGAGGAGAATAAACCGTTGAGTGAAACGGTTATCCCGATGCCTCAAACTCCTTTGTCTCCTGAGATTTATCAATACAGTGACATTATTGAAACTGATATTAATACTGTTTCTGGTGTTTCTGAATATGCTCGCGGTCAGATGCCTGAGACTCGTCGTACTGCTACGGAAGCATCTATTATTGCTGATGCTGGTAACGCTCGTGCAGCAGACAAATTGGCGATAGTTGAACTTGGTATTGGTTATGTTGCTCGCAGAGTGTTGCAAGTTATGCAACAATTTATGACTGGTGAGCAGATGGCTCGTGTAGCCCAAAAAGGTGGGGGAGATTTGTTTGTTCCTTACACTCGTGAGGACATTATAGGCGAATACGATTTTAGTGTTGAGGCTGGTTCAACTCAGCCGATGAATGACACTATTCGTAAACAGCAGGCTGTTTCATTATTGAATGCGATGGCTCCGCTTGTGGGAACAGTCGTTGATCCCGCAGCCTTAGCAAAACATGTTTTAACTATGGGATTTGATATTAAAGATCCTGACAAATTTATTATTCAGCAGCAAACTCCACAAGATATGGAAGTTGCTTCTGCGGAGGCAGGTGCAGCGCCTACACCATTTGGTCAAACGCCTGTGCCTGATGGTCCCGACATGGGAGCGTTTGCCCCAACAGGCGGTGTACCTCCAGAGTTGTTGGCTCAATTACAGGGTCAAATGGGGATGGATCTTCCAGCCCTATAACGGGACAGAGTTCCCAAATAATATAGGAGCAGCCTTTTTAGGACTCCGAGGAGAAAATAGAATATGGAAGAGGATGTAATGGAATCCACTGAGGTGGACACTCCAGAGTCTTCAGTTGAAGTTTCAGAGGAACCTTCTGGCGAAGCATACACCATAAAGGTGGATGGTGAGGAACAAGAGGTCAGTCTTGATGAACTTCGGGACGGATACCAAAGACAGTCGGATTACACACGTAAGACGCAGGAATTGGCTTCCGAACGTAGACGGTTACAGCAAGCAGAGGCGATTGTGTCTTCTTTGGAGTCAGATCCAGAGGGAACATTAGCGGCTTTAGGTGATGCTTTTGGTGTTCAATCAACACCTCAGGTTCAACCTCAACGGCGGGATGAATATGATTATGATGATTATTCTGACCCAGTTGAGCCTGATGTGAATGAACAGCGGATAGCAGTCTTAGAGGCTCGTCTTGAGCAGCAGGATCGTTTGCATAAAAGACAACAAATAGAAAAGCAAGTAGAAGGACTTAGGAATACATACGGGGATTTTGACGCTCAAGAACTTTACCAACATGCTTTACGCAACAAAATCGGTAATTTAGAAGCAGCGTTAACGCACATGCGTTACGGTGATTTGTCCGATAAGGCAAGCAAATTGGAAAAAGAGCAAGAGCGTATGGATGCTAAACGTGATGCTTCTGTGGTGGAACCGACGGGTTCTAAACAAGCAGGAACTTCTCAGAAAAACGTAGAGAAACCTAATTCTATTCGTGAAGCATTTGCGGATGCTAAACGGGAACTTGCTTCATAGACAATAGTGAGGTAAAAACAAATGGCAGCAGGTAATGCTAACTTTGACGAGATTCTCTCAACCACGCTGAAAAACTATATCCCTAAACTGACTGACAACATTTTCACGGCTAGACCACTGTTCTACGCTTTGACAAATGGTCAGACAATTAGGCGTGTTTCAGGTGGTGCGAATATCGTCGTTCCAATTATTTATGGAACAAACTCGACTGCTGGTTCTTACGCTACAACAGATACTATTTCTACGACTGCTCAAACAGGCATTAGTGCTGCTGAGTATTCTTGGAGACAGTATGCTGCTACCGTAACAATCAACGGTCTTGAAGAAGCCAAAAACAATGGCGAAGCACAAATCATTGACCTTCTTGAAGGAAAAATTTTCCAAACTCAAGAAACTATTATTGAAAACATGAACACCA